AAACCGAAAGAAATCTTTGCCGATGCAGTAGCTACCAGCCACACTTCCATCCTGATCGGAGACCTTGCGAAGCTCCTGAAGCAGAATGGCATCGAGATTGGACAGAAACGCTTGTTCAACTGGCTCAGAGAAAACGGCTATCTTATCAAGCGAAAAGGTTCGGACTGGAATATGCCGACACAAAAGTCGATGGACTTAGGAATTATCGAAATTAAGGAAAGTACCGTAAACAATCCGGATGGCTCGGTCAGAATCAATAAGACTCCGAAAGTTACTGGAAAAGGTCAGCAGTATTTTATCAATAAGTTTTTGTCATAGGAGACTAATATGGAAGATTTAAAACTTCAACTTATTCAACGAGGGGCACCATCGGTATATGCCTGTGAAGGGGGAAAAACAAAGAAGTTCCTTTTCTCTTACATACCAGAACGAGATGTGATAGTTCTGAACAAAAAGCATAAGAACTATGAACACTACAAGGATCTGCTTCTTATATATTTGCAATTTAACGACTTGCAGAAAAAGGAGTTCTTAGTAATGCCAAGAAGTATGGGAATGACGTTCTTTGATTCGATCAATAAGGTATTAAGAATGCGGAAGAAGGTTTTAAGAACTTAGATGCAACAAAAGAGAGGTGAGAAAGTCTCATGAAGTGGATCATAAAAATGATGCTCGAAGGCATCAAAAAAGACCCCGCAGCCAATTTAATAGCCCCGGCAGCCACAGCTCTTGTAACAAATTTGTTAATACTGTTGTTAAAAATGCAACTGTAATAGGCGTGAGATATCGGTAAAAACGATTTCGCCTGGTATGAATACAGTATCTGTAATAGGTATCTGATAAGTGTACAGTTCCATCATATTTTTTGGGCGAATATCCATTTTCAGCTTCTTGAAAGTTTAAACGAATCAGATCGTATTCTCGGAATGTTTTAAAACTTTCACCTAAAGATTCCTGAGGAGTGTTTGGATTGAATCGCATTTTAAAGAGTAAAAAGTGTTCTTTATGTGTGAGGTAGACCTTATCAAAATCCGTATTCATGATGGTTATCCTTTCATAATTTGATATGGAAATTATACCAGACAGTAGTAGGACAAATCAACAAGTACAACCAGCACCGCATAAACTTCAATAGAAAGTAGGTGATATATATGAAACCCGATATCGAAAAAATCATACAGGTGATGATTTCTTTATTGGAAGAACAGGAAAAAGTGAAAATTACATATACCATTGAGAAAACCGCGTAAGCGGTACCAGTTGGACAAGCAAAGGAGGGATAAGAGATGTTTTACAAGATCGCAAAGACACTCAGCGTAACGGCAAGTATTACCGGAATCTTGATGTTGGCTGGTGCGTGTTCGGTGAAAAGCCAGGAGCTGTTTTATTTATATGCAGCACTTGGAATCACAACACTTACTACTGGAGCATTTGCACTGGAATACTTCCGGATGTTGGAATACCGGCACAGGAAAAGGAAAATAAGGGAGGCGAGGGAGCATGCCAGAAGAGAAGCAGCGTAAGAGCATGAGAACGTCAGAGCTTGATAAGATGATCAACAAACTGCAGTCGCTGGAAAGGGTTGACGGTACATCCGAGTATTACAAGAATAATGCGATTGCATACTTGTCGGATCTGGCAAATCATCTGGATAGGATAGGCGTAAAGACAATAAAAATGCGCCCGGAAGTTGCAGCTTCCATTGGCGCACATAACAAAAATACCAATTAAATTATAGGAAAGTCGGAGGAGAAAGTCAAGTGAATGATGAAGCAATACACATTCCAGCAAGGAGAAAGCAGCAGACAGGTGCACAGATGGTCGTTAAGGTAACACCGGAAGCTTACAACGCACTGGTAGAAATTTACAATGAATCAACATTATCACTCAAACAGATTGCAAGCCTTCTGATCGTGAAGGCTGCAGAGCAAGTGGTGTATGACAAAGAATAGTCGGAGGTAGAAATATGGCAACATTATATGAATTAACAGAGGAATACAGGCAACTTTTGGAAATGATGGAAGATGACACCGTTGATCCGGAGGTGCTGCAGGATACATTGGAAGGCGTAGATGGTGAAATTGAAGCAAAGGCAGATAACTGCGCAAAGCTGATTCGTGAACTGAATGGTGTGACAAGTGTGATCAACGAAGAAATTGAGCGTTTAAAAGCGAGAAAAGACGTAATCTCCAACAATGCTGACAGAGTAAAAAAATATCTTGAGAAGGCAATGATCGATACCGGAAAGAGAAAGTTTAAGACGGCTTTATTTGGATTTAATATTCAGAAGAATCCAGCATCAGTTGTAATTGATCAGGAAGATAAGATTCCGGAAGAGTATTGGATCAAGCAGGATCCGAAGCTAGACAAGGCTTTACTCAAGAAGTGGCTTAAGGATAATCCGGAAGATTTTGCACATTTGGAGCAGAGTGAGGGATTAAGAATTCGATAAGGAGATATGGATATGTGGGAAGTAAGAGTAACACAGAAATATACATCAGATCACGGAATTGATTTAGAAGAAACAGTAGTTTTTAGAGTAAACAACTTAACGAGAGCGGGCGTTATCGTTGATATATTTAAAGGATATGGTATTGGGAAAATGAGTTATTCCATTACCCAGAAGCAGGAGGAAGAGGAAAATGAGTAAAGTTATTTGCATTATGGGAGAATCAGGATCCGGCAAAACAACATCTATGAGAAATTTAGATCCAAAGACAACATATTATATTGATGCTGACAAGAAAGGACTTTCCTGGAAGGGATGGAGAAAGCAGTACAACAAAGGGAACAAAAACTATCTGGCATGCGACGATGCAAATATTGTCCGTCAGTATATTAAACGAATTGCAGAAGCTTGCCCTAGTGTGAAAGTAATCGTAGTGGATACGATCAATGGCTTGATGGTAGCAGATGAAATGCGCCGGAGCAAGGAAAAAGGATACGACAAATGGGTAGATCTTGCAGCCTGTGTCTGGGATCTGGTGTGTGAAGCCTATACATACAGGGAAGACCTGACAATCATTTTCACAGCCCATACACAGACGGATCATGATGAAGCCGGCTATATGTTTACCAGAATCAAGACTTCCGGAAAGAAGTTGGATAAGATTTGCCTGGAAAGCAAATTTACCACGGTGCTTTTGAGTAAGTGTGTAGACGGAGCCTACAAATTTGAAACCCAGGCAAACAACAGCACAGCGAAATCACCGATGGGTGCATTTGATCAGATGGAGATTGACAACGATATTGTAGAAGTAATGAAAGCATTGGAGGACTATTAAGATGAAAAAACCAAACAATTACGAAGAAACACAGGTTCAGGGAGAATTTACTCCTGTAGAGCTTGGAGGACATAAACTGGTGATCAAGCAGGTGGAAGAGCGGATGTCAAAGACAAACAAGCCTATGGTTGTTGTGTTCTTTGATTTTGCACCGGGAGACAAGCAGGCTGGATATTTTGCGGAATCGTTTAAAAATGATATTCGTCCGGAAAAGAAATGGCCAAATCAGGCAACTCAGTATATTTTGACAGAGGACAGTGATGGCAACTGCAGCAGATCTTTCAAGACGTTCCTGACCTGCGTAGAACATTCCAATCAGGGATTCACAACACAGTGGGGAGATAATTTTGGCAAGCAGTTCAAGAATAAGCTGGTTGGCGGAGTATTTGGAATCCAGATGGATTACTACGAGGGAAGAGAGCTTGAAAAGCGTGTTCTGAGATGGTTTGTATCGCAGGACAAAGTAGAAGAGGCTACAGTTCCGATGGAGACAGAAACACAGGCGTATAAGAATCACATCAATGGATATCCATCTGGATCCACACCGGCAGGAGATGGATTTATGAATATTCCGGATGGAATTGACGAAGAATTACCATTTAATTAGGAGTTGGTACAAGTGGATATACAAATTGATACAAGAGAAAAGCAACGGGCAATTCGGAAGATCATCAAGACATTTGACGAGAATGGAGTGAAACATTTTTCGAGCAAGCTTCTGGTCGGGGATTATATGAGTCTGGATAATCCCCGGCTCATAATTGATCGGAAGCAGAACCTGCAGGAGTTATGTGGAAATGTCTGTCAGCAGCATGAACGGTTTAAGAAAGAGCTGCTTAAAGCAATTGATGCCGGCATACAGCTTGTGATTCTGGTAGAGCATGGATCGGATGTGAAAAATCTGGAAGATGTGTGGTTCTGGCAGAATCCAAGGAAGCATGAAGTCCGGTGGAGAATGATAAATGGGAAACGTGAAAAATATGTGGTGTCAGCCAAAGCGGTTGACGGAAAACAGTTGTATAAATCCATGTGTACCATCCGGGATCGGTACAATGTCCGGTTTGAATTCTGTGAGAAGAAAGACACAGGCAAGGAGATTATGCGTATTTTGTCTGAATACGGTGATGCAAAATGACGCGCGAGGAAATCAAGCAGGCATACTCTATGAAGGATATTCTGGTCAAATGTGGGCTTCCTGAGCCGAACAGAGCGGGGTTTATCAAGTGTCCATTTCATAAAGGCGATCATGAAGCATCAATGAAAATCTACGATAAGGACTTTCATTGTTTTGGTTGTGGAGCAAATGGAGATATCTTTACTTTTACAGAAAAGTTTTATGGAATTTCTTTCAAAGATGCCTTCCTGATGCTTGGCGGAGAATACGAAAAGAATCCGTCCTTCCGATCTTCTCTGGCGATATATCGGGCAAAAAAAGAAAAGCTGATGAGAGAAAAACAGGAAGCAAAGATGCGGGACAAGTGCAGATTGAACAACGATCTGATTTCTGTATACCGGGAATTTTTAAACAGAGCAGAGCCGCTGTCAGACGCATGGTGTGATTGTTATAATGCACTGCAGCTTGAATTATATCATGCAGAATTATTAGAAGAGAGAAGGTGATCACATGGAGCCTTTAGCAAGGCTGGACAGCAAAAGCATATTGAGCGAAGAAATCTTTCTGGAAATATTTGATCAGGAAGATGAGATTACAAAGGCCCGGATGATTCTTTCTCTTACAGATCGTGCTGGAGAGCTTGGCGTAAAAAAGAAGTTTGAAGAGCTTCTGAAAGCCTATAAAAGGGTGGACAAAGAAGCGAAACAAAGAGAGCGCAAGAAGCCAATCACAATGCTGGATAAGTGGACAAACTTTGAAGGACCATACAATAACATGTTCTGCGGAGCATGGATTGCCGGTGAAGATGGCGTATATGCACAGAATGACAGCCAGGTGGATGCGGTCGCCTGTTATCATCCCATTCTTCCGGTAGAACGAATGAAGAATCTGGAGACAGGTGAAGAACAGATCAAGATTGCATACAAGCGAAATGGACGATGGGATGAGATTATTGTTCCGAAAACGATGGTGACATCTGCCAGTAAGATCGTGGCGCTTTCTGGACGTGGAATTTCTGTTACATCTGAAAACGCGAAGCTACTGGTCCGGTTTCTGTCAGATGTTGAAAATATGAATGATAGCCATATTAAAGTGCAGTATTCCACCAGTAAGCTCGGATGGATTAAGGATCAGTTTATTCCCTATGATACAGAGATTGTATTTGATGGCGATCAGCGATTCCGGCAGGCTTATGAGAGTGTTTCAGAACGTGGCAACTGGAAGATCTGGCAGAGCCATATGCTGAAGCTTCGGAAGACAAAGCGCCTGGAGATTAAGTTTATGATGGCTGCATCATTTGCAAGTGTTCTGGTTAGTCTCTTGGGTGGACTTCCGTTTATCGTAGATCTCTGGGGAGAAACAGAAGGCGGTAAAACGGTATCGCTGATGGTCGCAACGTCTATCTGGGCGAATCCGGATGAATCGGCATATATCGGAGATTTTAAGACGACAGAAGTAGCATTGGAAGCAAAGGCAGATATGTTGAATCATCTGCCAATGGTTTTGGATGATACCAGTAAAACCAGCAGCCGGATTCGGGATAATTTTGAAGGAATGGTATACGATATGTGCTCTGGAAGAGGATGTAGAATCGAGCACACTTGTGCTGTTGAGTATAACATTGATCGAATCGAACCGTAGGAAGGTGGCGATCCAGATATCTCCCTTTAAGGCGCAGGGGTAAGCGTCTTATTTTTATGCCCTGTCATATGGCATTAAACTGGACAACTACCATGCCGGAGGTCTACCCGGCTATATCCCATACCGCTGAAAGAGCGGTCAATAAAATATTTCAGGAGGAATGTAACTATGAAAAATATTCATGAGATTTTGAAAGAGTATGGAATGGAAGTCCCAGCAGATAAGAAAGCAGATTTCGATAAGGCTTGGAAAGAAAATTATCGTACTAAAAGCGAGTACGATAACGCAGTTACCCAGAGGGACAACTACAAGGCTTCATTGGATGATGTAAATACCAGGCTGAAAGAATTTGAAGGTGTGGATGTGAAGGATCTGCAGGGACAGATTGCAAAGCTTCAGGGCGATCTAAAGGCGAAAGATGATGAATATGCAGCAAAAGAAGCTGACCGTGTGTTTATGGATTCTGTTAAAGAAGCAGTGAAGGCTGCTGGCGGAAGAAATGAAAAGGCAGTAATCGCCATGCTGAATATTGATGCTCTGAAAGAATCTAAGAATCAGTCCGAAGATATCAAGAAGGCACTTGAGGATGTAAAGAAGTCTGATGGGTATTTGTTCGGAGCAAATGAACCAATCAATAATCCGGTTGGTGGTACAAGCGGCGGGGGCGGTGCAGATCCGGGAGCGGATGATGTTGCTGCACTTCGAGCTGCTATGGGACTGCCGGAAAAATAGGAAGTGAGGTAAGGAAGAATGGCAAATACTATTGCACTTAGAAAACAGTATTCAACACTTTTGGATGAGGTGTATAAATTATCATCATTAACAGCTGTTCTGGATGGACCGAATGAGCTGGTAAAAGAGGGAGCAAACGCAAATGAGATCCTGATTCCAAAGTTATCTATGCAGGGGCTTGCGGATTATAACAAAAGCACTGGTTATGTAGCCGGTGACGTGACTCTGGATTATGAGACAAAGAAATGTGCTTATGACAGAGGTCGTATGTTTAATGTGGATGCAATGGATAACATTGAATCTGCCGGAATTGCATTCGGACGTCTTTCAGGGGAGTTTTTAAGAACCCAGGTTGTACCGGAACTTGATGCATACAGACTGGCATCTTATGCACAGATTCCAGGTGTTACAACAGCAAAGGCTGCTCTTGCAACAGGAAAAGAAGCTTTAGCAGCACTCAGAACTGCAAGAGGAAAGATTGAGAATGCCGAGGCAAATCTTAGTACATGCTATCTGTTTATCAATCCGACAGTATATGGACTGATTGAGGACTTAGATACAACTGCATCTAAGAAAGCAATTGAAGGATTTGCAGGAATCATCAAGGTTCCATCAGGAAGATTTTACAATAAGGTAAAACTGAATGCTTCGGGTGCCGGAGGATTTACAAAAGATACTGGTGCAGTCGCAATGAACTTCCTGATTGTTGATAAACAGGCTGCAATTCAGTACCAGAAGCATACTGTATCTAAGGTTATTTCTCCGGATCAGAACCAGACTGCAGATGGATGGAAATTCGGATACAGAACGGTTGGTATTGCAGAATGTAAAGACAACAAAAAGGATGGCATTTATGTTCATACTGTAGCAGAGTAGGATGTGATCAGGTGAATGTAACATATGAGTATTACAAGGATTCTTTTGGCGGCTCTTTGATTCCAGAGAGCCACTGGAAATCTGTCGAAGTAAAAATGAGTGCCAGGTTGAACCGATATACATTTGACCGAATGGAAGAAGGTGCTTGGCCGGCAAAGGCAAAGACAGCACTTTGTGAGATGTGTGATTGTGCATATAAGTATGATCAGCGAGATGGAATAACATCTGAGAACAACGATGGGTATTCCGTATCGTTTGATGTAAGCCGATCAGTAGATTCGATGCTGTACAGGATTGCAGAAGTATATCTGGTAAATACAGGACTTATGGATCTGGTGGTGGATGATGATTACGAATAGTGATATTACAATTTATAACAGAATAAGCGGTGATTCCACACATTATGATACCTGGATCCGAACCGTTCTGCATGGTGTCCACGTCCATGTGGACCATAAGACTGCAGTTACGGATAATGGACTGAAAAGTGCGGAGGTTTACAAAATTCGGATTCCCGCGGATATTCCGGAAGCAGGGCAGTATCTTCCGCCGGATCAGTTCGCCTGCTGTGGCGGTTATGGATACTGGACCATACAGAATGATGATCAGATTGTCCTGGGAGAGTGTCAGATTGAGATTGAAAGACCTGCAGATCTGAAAGCCGTGTTCCAGAAGCACTGCAAGGTGACCAGCTGGTCGGACAACCGGTTTGGTACGACTCCGCACTGGCGGATCGGAGGCGAGTAAGATGGCAGGAAAGAAAGAATTCCGGATCACAACTCCGAGAGGCAGCGTATTTACGGTGACTGGTAAGAATGGTTCTACCACGGCACGGCTGGAATGGGCTCCGGGATTCGCACAGAAAAAAGCGGAGGGATTTTCAAGGGCGCAGGCATTTGTGGATTCCGAGTGCCTACGCTACATGAATCCATTGACACCGAGAAGAACCGGGATGCTGATTAAGTCTGGGACACTTGGTACAGTGATCGGTTCCGGATCCATTGAATATCTTGCCCCGTATGCCCGCCGGCAGTATTACGAGCATAAAACTAAGGCAAGATGGTTTGAAACAATGAAAGCGAGCCATAAGGATGCGATTAAAAAAGGAGCTGAAAAGATTGCCGGAGAATAAAAGAAAGCCGATTATCGAAAGCATCCGGGAATATGTGAGAACGTATCCCGGAATCGATAACCGGAAGATCAATATTGATTATCTCGGAGACGGAATGGAGTATTCCATTGATCCGATCGGAGCAGATCCTGTCTATAAAAAATATACGGATGGGAGCTGTCTGAAACAGTTCCAGTTTGCTCTTACCAGTAAGGAGGCCTATGACGGTGATGCAAGAACAGGCATTGCCAACAGTGGCTTTTATCAGGACTTTGAAGAGTGGACGGAACAGAACAACTTAAATGATATCGTACCTCAGCTGGACGGTCACAATGCTATTAGGGTGGAAGTGATGCAGTCCGGCTATTTATTTAGCGCGGAAGCTGATCTCGGACGGTATCAGATGATATGCAGAGTAATTTACAGATAGGAGGAGTTATATGGACCCAGAAAAGATGTTAGTAGGCAGACATAAGAAAGTAGCTTTTATGGATGCTGACGGTAAAGGAACAACATATACGAGAATGACTGGTTTTACATCACTGTCAGAGGGCAAAAACTCTATTGAGTACAGCCGTCAGTATGTGGACGAAGCATCAGAAAGATCGGATGTAGTAGGTTATTCACCAGCCATCGACTACGAACTGGACAGATATACGAATGATCCGGTGCATGAAAAGATCGCAACAATTACAGATGATGAGATTGTTGGAACAGATGCACAGGTTAGCATTGTAGTAGTTGACCTCTTCGACCAGAAGACGTCCGAAACAACTTGTACAGCGCGTAAAAGATTGTGGAGTGTGATTCCGGACACAGAAGGTGACGGAACGGACGCGCTGATCTACAAAGGAAGTTTTAAAGCAGCAGGAGAAATTGTGAAAGGCACAGCTACCACCACAGACGGGTGGAAGACTTGTACTTTTTCAGAAGCATAGAATATAACAGGAGAGTGAGCCAATGAGCCTTTGGAAATTTGGAGATTTTGAAGCAGAAGTGGATTTCACGGATGCGGATTTTTTAGATGTGTTAGAGGAAGCAAAAGCAGAAATGTTTGAAGCAGGGAAAAAGGTTCCCATAACCGGAAAGCAGAGTGATATCATCCGCGCGCAGTGCGCGTGTTTTTATGTGTTTTTCGATACCCTGTTTGGCGAGGGAGCAGGGGAGCGGATCCTTTGCGGAAAGAACAGCATCAAGCTGTGCACTGAAGCGGCAGAATCACTGTTAGACTTTGAAACAGCGGAAACAAAGAAATTGGACGATAAATATGATAAGTATGTACCAAATCAAAATACAACGCAGCAGTTCCCGCATCCGCAGCCACAGCCAAATGGAAACCGTCAGCAGAGAAGAAACCACCAGAAACAGTATGGTAAGGGAAAATATTCCAATACCGGAAGGTAGCAGAGCATGAATATTTTATATGAGCAGTTTCCGGAAGAAGTCAAGGTGAACGGGGAGTACTACCCGATCGTGACAGATTTCCGTGAATGGATCCGTTTTACGGAGCTGGTTGAAGACGACTCGGTTCCGTGGCGAATCAAATGTGGACTTCTGTTGCAGTGGTATCTGAATCAGGTTCCGGAAGATATTGAAGCTGCAATTTATGCACTCGGAGATTTCCTGATGTGCAAAAGGATGTACCAGGATGATCTGGAAGATGAAGAGGAAGAGCAGCAGAAAAATGGGAAGCCGGTATTTTCTTTTTCGGAAGATGCCGGCTGCATTTATGCAGCGTTCCGGGAGGCATATGGAATTGACCTGCAGCAGATCGATTATATGCACTGGTGGGAGTTCCGGAGCTTGTTTGACTGGTTGCCGGATGGTACAGAGATTAAACAACGGATTATGTATCGTTCGATTGATCCTGGAACAATCCGGGACAAGGACGAACGTAAACGGATCAAGAAGATCCAGAGAGCTGTTGCACTGAAAAAGAAACAGCGAAAGCTTGATGATTATGAGATTGGAGATATGTTCTCATGATGGAAATTAAAATACCGACACGGCGTGAGTGGTATCCGTGCCCGTACTGCGGGCAGCATCTGCTTGTTTACACAGATACTGCAGTGTGTAGCGGACTGTATGTAAAATGCCGCAAATGCCGACGGGAGGTGGAGATAAAAATTAAGAATTAAGCACTTGTGAGCCCCTGAGCCGTGCTATCAGAAAGGATGATAGTATGGCAGATGGATATTTGAATTTTGATACCAAAATCAATGAGAGTGGGTTCAATGAAGGTATAAATAAGCTTGGAAGTCTTGGAAAAAGTGGCTTATCTGTAGTCAGCAAGGCAATGACCGGAGCTGTTGCAGCTGTAGGAGCTGGAGCAGCGGCGATTGTAAAGTCTTCCCTTGGTGTAGTCGCCAATATGGAGCAGCAGGTCGGTGGTGTAGAGACATTATTTAAAGATAGTGCCAAGACAGTGATCAGGAACGCAAACAATGCGTTTAAAACAGCACAGCTTTCGGCAAATGATTACATGTCAACAGTCACAAGCTTTTCAGCATCATTACTACAGGGCTTAGGCGGAGATACTGCAAAGGCTGCAGAGATAGCAGATATGGCGATCATCGACATGGCAGATAATGCCAATAAGATGGGGACGAATATGCAGGATATTCAAAACGCCTATCAGGGCTTTGCAAAGCAGAATTACACAATGTTGGATAACCTTAAATTAGGTTACGGCGGTACACAGTCGGAAATGATCCGATTGATCAATGATTCCGGTATCTTAAATGAAAAGATAGAAGATCTGGATAATGTAACGTTTGACCAGATGATTCAGGCAATTCACAAAGTCCAGCAAAATCTCGGAATCACAGGAACTTCCGCAAAAGAAGCCTCTACAACGATTGAAGGTTCTATTAATTCAGCCAAAGCAGCATGGAAAAATTTTGAAGGCGGTGTAATCAGTGCGAACGACTTGGTTGACACATTCTGGACAGCGGCAAAGAATATCTTAAATAATCTTGGTCAAATGATCCCGCGTCTGGGAAAGACCGGAATGGATGTGGTGGAATCCTTATCCGGAAAAATCGGTGAAGCGGTTCCGCAATTAAAGGGACTTACAGATAGTGTCGGAAAATTAGCAGATAAGTTAAAGAACATGAGCACGGATGAGCTCATGAATCTTGGCAAGACTGCGGCAGTGCTTGCAGGAGCCGGACCGGTGATCTCGTTATTCGGATCACAGATCGGCAATGTACAGTCAGCCGTATCCGGATTCAGCGGACTTACAACTGGTGTTTTATCTGAGCTTGGAAAGCTTCCGAAGGGATTCAAAAGCGCAACAAAATCGGCTACAAATTTTCAGAAAGATTTTACGGGTAGCCTGAAAGGGCTTGGCAGTGCAGTCACGGGACCGTTTCAGGTACTGACTCCGAAATTGTCAGCTACTGTCGGAAAGATTGGCAAGGTAGTTTCCAGTGTCCCGGGTAAAATCGGAGGGGCAGTTGGAAAGATCGGTTCTGCAATCGCATCAAAAATTCCTAGAATTACAAGTGCATTTTCGCTACTTGGAGATACTGCCGGTTATCTGGGAACATGGAGCGGACAGATTGGTTCTGCTTTGCAGGGAGTTCTTGGAACAGTAGCCAGCTTTATTCCGTCATTTGTAGGGTTGATGAATTTCGGTGCAGTTGCAGCCGTTGTGGTAGCCGGTCTTGGACTGGTTTACAGTCAGTTTGGTACACAGATTGACCAGATCCTGCTTCTGGCGCAGACCAAAGGACCGGAGATCATATCTAACTTTGGAGCAGGAATCACAGCAGCACTTCCGGGACTGATTTCATCAGGTGCAACCCTGATCCTGGGATTGATGAATGCAATTACGGCAAATCTACCATCGCTCATTTCCGTAGGCGCAAGCATCATAGCAACTCTGGTAAGCAGCCTGGGCGCACAACTTCCGCAGTTAATTCCGGCAGCAGTACAGATGATCCTGACTCTGGTTGAGTCGCTGATCAGTAATCTTCCGCAGTTAATAACTTCCGGATTACAGTTAATGGAAGGCTTGGCACAGGGAATTGCAAACGCGATTCCGCAGGTGGCAGCGAAAGCACCGGTTATCATCGGCAAGCTGGCATCTACGATTATCACGAATTTGCCACAGATCTTGCAGACAGGTGTGAAGATTATCACTCAGCTTGCTGTAGGACTGGTACGGGGAATCCCTTCCTTACTCGGAAAGATTCCGTCTATGATAAGTCAGATCAAGAGTGCATTTACCAGTGTAAACTGGGGCAGTGTTGGCCTGAATATTATAAAAGGTATCGCAAGCGGATTAACAAGTGCGGCAAAAAGCCTGGCAGAAGCAGCTGCAAACGCGGCGGATAATGCACTCAATTGGGTGAAATCAAAACTTGGTATTCATTCGCCATCGAGAGTATTCCGTGATCAGGTTGGTAAGATGATGGCTCTCGGTATGGGAATTGGATTCGAGAAGAATATTCCAGTCGGATCCATGAGCGCCGGAGTGAAAAAAGCAGTCCAAAGCTTGCAGAAGAGCGTACAGCTTAGCACTTCGGTAAATCCGGATAGATCTGTCGGCGGCATAAAGAACGACCCAACCTTTGGAGGACAGGGCTTCGACTATGACAGATTTGAGAATATTCAGAGAAGAATTGCGAAACTAAACAACAAGCCGATATTCCTTGACAGCAAGCGAATAGACAGGCCATTACCGAAAGGAGCAGTACCACAGGTATGATTGTATATTATGAAAATATGAATGGCGAAAAGCTGAATCTTCTTAAAGCTCCTTTTCGTACAACGAAAACTGACTGGTTCAATGCGGACTGGTCGGAATCTTCAGAGGAATATGAAAAAACGGTTACGGTTGATGTATTTGGGAAACGTGAAGAGTTCCGGCAGAACATGGAACAACTGTACCGTATTCTTGCTGTCGATGCGGAAAATAATAGCTACGGAAAGCTTTATGTCAATGGTGCTTATCTACGGTGCAGGGTCCTTAAATCTGTAAAAGAGGGATGGAAAGGATATGTATATTCCGAAGTGGAGCTCACATTCGAAGCTCCGGAGCTTGTGTGGGTTACAGAAACAACGATGCAGTTCTTTCCGCAGTCGAGTGAGCCGAAAACATCCGAAATAGATTACCCTTACGATTACCCGTTTGAATATGCAAGAGGAGACGATGGTACAACAACATGGTATGTTGATCATATTATTCCGAGCGAGTATCAGATGCTTATTTATGGTCCGTGCACAAATCCGAAGATTACAATCAACAAATATCCTTATGAGTTTAATGTGAGCCTCGGAGAAAATGAGTACTTAGTTGTTGACAGTCAGGCAAGGATCGTCAGGAAGTATCTGCAGAACGGAACTACAGAGAATGTATTTGAACAGAGAGCGTTCGAACATACGGTATTTGAAAAGATACCATCAGGAATGCTCGATATTAACTGGTCCGGTAATTACGGATTTGACCTGACGCTGTATTTGAACAGGAGGGAGCCACCGTGGTAGAAGATATTATCTTGGCAAACAGTGACCGAAAAGAGCTTGGAGTGATTCAGAACTCCAATATTACAGTAGATGTGAACGGAAAGTATGAATTTTCTGTACAGATTGCAAGGTCTAATTGGTACGCAGATCTTGATTTAGCTTCTTATGTGTATATTACCGGCACAGAATACGGCGGGATTGTCGGAGAAGTATTGACAGATACAACTCTTGATTATGTGGAATTAAAAGGACTCACTTGGAGAGGCAGACTGCAGTATAAAGTGATCGAACCGCCTTCCGGATCTGATTACAAGACAGTATCCGGAGAATTAAATCAGGTCATGAAGACTCTGATCGAACCGGAATTTGATGGCTTATTCAAGGTATCAACTGCGAATACCGGAGTATCC